ATGAATTAATTAAACCATTATCTTTACAAGAAGAAGCTAAATTTATTTTAAATAAACAAAATTTATTTGTATAAATTGTATTGTTTTGGTGTAAGTATTATTACAAATTTAAAAATTATGATAGATCCATTAACTCAAAAATATCTAGAAATCCTAACAGAAGGAAAAAACGAATGCACTGTTAAAGGTGAAAAAAACAAACCAGGAAAAGACGCATTTGAAGGTACTGAGAAGCTTAATAAAGAAAAGAACAAAACAACAGAAAAGGTTAAGCTTTCAAAACCAACAGAAGATAAAAGAAATTCTGGAGAATCCAGAAAAGGTAATCTTGAAAAGGCTAAAGTAATCAATGCTTCAGTAAATCCTTTTGAAGATCTTTATAATAAGATCTTGTCAGAAGACGATACTTTTGGATGGGAAATTGATAAAGAAGATTCCGAAGAATCTCCGTTTAATGCTGAATCTCCAAACGAAATGGAATTTGATAACGGTGCTTTTGATGAAGAAGGTGAAAACGAAGAAGAATCTTCAGAAGAAGTTACACTTACTCTAGACAAAGAAACAGCCGAAAAATTAATCAACATTCTTCAAGCTGCAATCGGTGGTGAAGAAACAGAAGAAGAAGAAATGGAAGAAGAAGGTGAAGAAACCGAAGAAGAAGGCGAAGAAATGGAAAACGAAGGTGAAGAAACCGAAGAAGAAGAAGGCGAAGAATTAGCTAAAGAAGAAGTTGATGCAGAAGTCTTGGGTCATTCATTAGTAGATCAAGAAAAACTTTTAAAAGGAATGAATAAACCTGGAAATGCAGTTGTTAAAGGAACTATTTCTGCTAAGAAAAAGAAAGCACAAGTACCATTAACAGGAAAAGGTTTCAAAGGAGAATTGACAGCACATGGAGATAAAGGAAAAACACTCCAAGGTAAAAACAATAAAGTTTCTGCTGTAAATGCTGGAAATAAAAGCTTTTTTGATAATAAATAAGTAAAAAACAAAGCAAATTAAAATAAAAAACTCCACAGTAAAATGTGGAGTTTTTTTATAAATACATATATGATTTCTAGCTTTAAGAATTTTTATAACAAAAAAGAAAATGTTTTAAAACCTACTAAAACATCTAGAAAACATACACAAGCATTAAATAGAAATACAGTTGATCGTAAGCATTTAAATTTTGTTCCTAGATCAGATAATATAAAAAGATCACATTATATTATTAAACAATTTAAAGTAAATAAAAACCTAAAACAACGTCCTATACCAAACGAAAAAATAGCACAGGACTTAGCAAAAATATTTAATAGAAATATTTCTAAAGAAAATGGTGATTTTACTAAATCACTAGGAAGAACTGATTTAGTCTTAATAAGAAGAGGTTCAAAATATTGGGTTGTAAGAAAAAATAAAATATGGAAAGCGTAAGATTTTTAAATAAAAAAATAAATCTGAATGAAAGAACCAATTTTGATAATTGGAACAAAGAACAGATACAAATGTATGGACAAGAAATAAAATTCTTTTCTAATCTTACTTCTTTAACTTCGGTTGATACATTATATGGAGAAGATACTGTTAGTGGATTTGGTGAAGGAAAAGAACTTATTGTTTTATTGAATTTAAATAATGATAGTTATCTTCTTTCTAAGTTTGGTATCGTTGCTGATAGTGATTTAAATGGTGTTATACATCCTAAGATGTATGAAGATATTTTTGGTGTTGATTCTGAGCCAAAGGCGGGTGATGTGGTTGAATTAACAGAATTTGGTTCTGATAGAATACATTTTCCAAAAAGAGGCGCAACTGTTTATGAATTAACGGAAGTCATAGACGAGTTTCAAATAAACCCATTAGGAGGTCATTATTTGTGGTTCTTTAAGGCTAGAAGATATGAATACAGTCATGAACCTGGTTCTCCTGGTCCTGGTGTCGGAAATAACAACAGAGACGACAATGATTCATTAGAACAAGCTTCAGAAGAAAATTTCTCTTATGTAGAGAATCCGTGTAGTAATGATAGTGTATACGGAGATTATTAAATTCTGAAAAAAGTATTATTTGATTGAGTCTCTAATAATTTTTTTTGTATATGATCTTCTACGCTAGATATATATTTTTTAATTTTAACTGGACTTAATTTTAATTTTTCAAAATTCTTTTTTCTTTCAGACGCTTCTTCAGCTATCATGTTTATTGCTTCATACAAAGCAATCCATCTTGCCATATAAAGAGAATCGTCTTTAACTTGTAATTTATTATTGAAATTCAATAATTTATTAGATTTATTTTTTGTCTTCATTTATTAAAATAGAATTTATAGGAGGCAAATCGTCTGTTGTTCTTGCCACAACAAATTGTAAAATAACTGTATTTTCCTTTTCACAGGAAGTACAAACAAAATTTGATTTTTCATATTGATCAGGAACGAATATCAATAGATTTTTGGTTTTACAATATGCACATTCTAGTATTGTAGATAAATTTTCTAATTTATCTAATTCTTTTTGTTTTGTTTTTTCTCTATAAAAGTTTACAATCAAGGTAACTATAACAGAATATAAAATATATTGAATAATAAAAAAGAAAGAAAAAGTATACCAAAAATTATTACCGGACATTAAAGATACCAAACCAGCAAGTGTTGATATAACAATATTTATTATTAATGTTCTTATTAGATTTTTCACGTCTAATATGATAGACTTTTAAAAATTAAAATCAAGAAAAAAATTTAATTTATTTTAGAAACATCTATTATTTTAGAACCCATTGTTTTTATATGGTTTAAAATAGTTTTTATATCTTTTAAATATTTCTTAAGAGCGTTTCTTTGTTCTTTTGATAAAGATTTATTGTTTTTTATGGCCTCGTTTATTTTTTGCCCAGCTGTGTACAAGTAAACAAAACTATCTGTAAAATCACCAACAACTGTTTCTAAGGGCCATGGTAAAGAACCTTTTATTGGTGGTTCTGGTAATCTATCTCCACCTGGTCTTATGTTTTGTTGATATGAAAAATTATTTTCTGAATTACTCAGAGGAATAAAGTCTTTTCTAGCAGGAGATTCATATGCTGAATATGTTCTTATATTAGCACTGTCACCTATCATTTCCTCTATTAATTCGTTTATTTTCATACTCTTCCTATTTTAACAAGGTTATTGCATCTTCCACAAACCCATTTTATTTGTTGTCCTTGAGGAGAAGACATTTGCTTTCCTGTTACATATGCACCACAAAAAGTACATGCAATTGGTTTATTTGTAACTTGAGGATAGTTTGGTGTATTATTTTGCATATTATATATTATTTACTTATTATCTCCTGGTTTCCAAGAATCTTTTTTAGATTCTTCTAATTTTGGAACAATCAATTCTTTAAATTTATGTGTTATGAACTTACAAAGTTCAGATCTAACGATATCTTGTTCTGTTAATTCCATACAAATAATTCCTTGTGCTCTAGATTCCTCATTATTAAACAAATCATATACTTTACTAAAACCAGATTTTCCTTGTGGCAAATCACTTTGTTCTGGATCACCACATAAAAATACTTTGGAAAATTCACCAATTCTACTCATGATTGTTTGTAATTCTTTAATAGAAAAATTTTGAACTTCATCTGCACAAACAAATTTAGCAGAAAAATGTAAACCTCTAGCAAAGTTAATAGGACATATTGTTAGTCTATTATCTTTTTGTAATCTATCTATATTTGGTTTACTTAAAAGTTCTGAAAATTTATCATGAAAAGGCGTTAGATATACATTAAATTTTTCCATTATATCTCCAGGTAAAAATCCTAATTTTGAATCAGATGATTCAACTGCGGATCTTACCAAAACTAAATCAGATACTCTTCTCTTGTTTAATAAGCTTAATCCACAATACATGGATAAAATAGTTTTTGATGTACCAGCTGGACCTTTTAATAATAAAACCTTTGTTTTTTTATCTAAAAAATTATTTATAATTTCTTTTTGTTTTTCTGTCCATGGTAATTCTTTTATTGATAAATCAAAATTTATTTTTTCCCTTTGAAAAACATAAGGAGAATTATCTACGACGTTTTCTTGTTCATGAACAAATTCTATTGAATTGTTCCTATCTTTTTTAGTTTTTTTAGAACTCATTAAAATTAATTTTTACCAATCTTTACAAGCTTGATAACGAGCAGTTCCTGGTTTTGCCGAAGAACATTTATGTCTTGCTCTGAATGATTTTTTTCTTTTAGTGTTTCCAGACTTTCCTGTTACTCTAACACCCTTTTGTCCCCAATGAACTCTTTTATAACCCTTTCCATTAGGATTTTTAACACACTTCATCCACTTTTTACCCTTTGATGTGGATGAAGTTTTTTTTGTTGGACCTGTACATTTTGATTCTTCTAAAATCGAAGAAACTAAATTATCAAAATTTTCTGGTAGCATATACTTTACTTATCTTATTAAATGTTTTTTTGTAAATTTTTATTTTGATTAGTTAAATTATTAACCGGAATATTACTAACAACATTAGATTTAACTTGTGTATTTAATTTGGTTTTATCCAAGGTTTCAGTATTATCATTTTTGTCGTTTTCTACTTCATTTATTTCTTTATTATTTAAAATTGTTTCCATGTCTTCTGGTTTTATATTTGATGTATCTATTCCTGAATTCTTTAAATAATTAATTAAATTATCCACGATTGGATTTTTATTTTGTACAGGTGTTTGATTAATTTGATATTCGTTAAGAATTTTATTAAAAAGGTCGTTATATGTATTCATTTTTTATATTTACTTATTTTTAAAATAAAAAAGTAAATTGGTATCAATATAAGATAAATATTTTCATAACATATGGCAAAAATAATACAATCACCTAGAAGAATTCAATCACCAGGCGTTCAAATCACAGAAACTGATTTAACAAGAAGAAGTCCAGGACAAGCTCCAATTAGACCAGGTGCTTTAGTTACAGGGTTCACTACATTTGGACCAACTGATCAATTGATTAGAATTGCAAACACACAACAATTTGAAGCTGTTTATGGTTTACCAGAAACAGCAGCAGAAAGATATCTTTATCATACAGTAGATCAAATAGCACAAACTGGATCTGACATTTATGTTTCTAGATTACCATACGGTGAAGGTGGTGGTGGAAAGTCTGTTCAAAACTATTATAGTGCTTTGCTTTTTCCTGTTTTGCCTCACGGAGAAACCTTTCAAGATGCTGAATCTTTTTATATTTTACCTCCTTCTTCGTTTTTATTAAGTGAAGATCAATATGAAACATACATAAGAAAAGGAAGTATTGATTGGAAGCAATCAATTTCAAATGTACAAAGTGTACCATCTTTCATTGATATAGATAATAGTGTTGTTAGAAAAATCTTTATAGATATTTGTAATGATCTTAAAGTAACTGATATTGATACTGTTTCTAGTTGGTATGGTCCTGGATGGACAAGTGATTTATACACTGGTCCTGTTATTTTACCTGGTCAAGTCTTAACTATAGCAAGACCATTAACATCATTTAATGTTAATCGTGCATTTGTTGCTAGATTACAAACTTACATAGACGAATCAGTTCAATTAAAAAACGCAGATTTAACATATAAGGGTGCTCCTACCGTATGGGCTGATGTTAAGCTTGATTTACTTGATATTATATCAACACAAGAACAATTAAGTTCTATTATAGCTGATAGTGGTAATACACAAACAGAATTAAAAAAATTACCATATAATTTAAAAATGTATGCTAATAAAGTTGGT